TTTGAATTAGATGAAGATGAGCAGGTAGAAAGTTATATTGAAGAGATGGAATAAGTCTCACTAAATGTTATCAGACCTGAGTAAGTCTCTAAACTGTTCTGCACACTTTATTATTATGATTATGTCAGAAAACTTTGCATTTTTCTTACTAGAGCAAACTAACAACGGAGCAGACATATTAGCAGTCCTAGATGAGATCGAAGCAGTAGAAGATACAGTGCTATAACTAACAACAACTGTGTGGGTGCTATTTAACAGATAGTGCCCATATCTTATTAGTATTAGTATTAATTAAGGCAACAGACTTATTAGTATTAGTGTTAGTGAATAGGACAGTATTGTGTGGGGTTTGTGTTATTATTATGGGGTGCGTGATCGATAAAAAGCAAAAGACCCTAACCTACAGAGGTGACAAATTGAGCTAGAGATATCAATATCAAAAAAATTTTCAAAATAAAAAAATTGCCCATGAAGTTTTTACTTTTATTACCTTTTAGAATAGGGAGATTTTTTATGTTTACCACCTTGGGAATTGTGGTGGTTTTCATATATAACATAGTAAAGTAATAATTATGGAAGACACCAGTTATCACATATATGCCAGGGACAAAGTATTATATTGTAATTTACCCAAAGAGGATTTTGAAGAGAAATGGCAGTTATTGAATGTGATGGTAGGGTTGTTAAAAACAGAATATACAGAGAAAGATTTATCATATATTAAGTTAGGCCCCAAAGCAGGTATTGGAGGACCAGGTAGGGTTATCCACAAACAGGAATGGGAAGAAGATTCTTATTGACATATACATAATATCACTGTATAATGAATGTGAAGGAATTACACAATTATGGCAAAAGGATTTACTGTTAAGGCTGCAGCACCCAAAGCAAAAGCAGAGAGTTGGGACTATGATGCTATCAAAGAAAGAATGAAAGGTAAGACTATAGTGTTTTGCTTACCAGGTAGAGGATGTAGTTATATCTTTTTAAAGAATTTTGTACAGTTATGTTTTGACATGGTACAGAATGGTATGTCTATACAGATTAGTCAAGACTACTCATCTATGGTTAACTTTGCTAGATGTAAAGTATTAGGTGCTAATGTATTAAGAGGACCGAAGCAAATTCCTTGGGATGGTAAACTTGAATATGATTATCAATTATGGATAGACTCTGATATTGTCTTTAGCACAGAAAAGTTCTGGCAGCTTTGTGATATGGCAATACCAGCAGAAGGATCTGAGAGAAAGATCTCAGCAGGTTGGTATGCTACTGAAGATGGGACAACCACCTCAGTTGCTCACTGGTTAGAGGAAGATGATTTCAGAAAGAATGGTGGGGTAATGAATCATGAGACAGTTGAAAGTATCTCTAAGCGTAGAAAGCCTTTCACAGTAGACTATACAGGTTTTGGATGGGTATTAATTAAGAAGGGAGTATTTGAGAACCTTCCATATCCTTGGTTTGCTCCTAAGATGCAAGTCTTTGAATCAGGGGCAGTACAAGATATGTGTGGTGAAGATGTTTCATTCTGTTTAGATGCTATTGAAGCAGGGGATGATATTTGGTGTGACCCTCGTATTAGGGTGGGTCATGAGAAAACAAGAGTTATCTAGGGGACCTCTAATGACACTATCAAAACAAGTACAAGACTCATTGGATGAGGCACAGAGTAATCTAAGGAATGCTCTTGCCTTCTCAGCAAGGAATGAGGAACCTTATATCAATAAACACATTGCTGATATACTGTTTCAAATAGAGAATCTAAAGAATGTTTCTAATGTTCTAGCAATGTCTGAAAAAATTATGAAAGATTTAGAGGAAGAAAACTAATGCCAGTTCGCAAATCTCTCTCAGGTAATGAATTTGTAGAGACCATACCCAAAAAGACTAGTCAAGGAACTGGAAAACACACTAAGTATGCTGCTACTAGTTCTAATAAAGCAAAGAAAAAGTACAGAGGACAAGGAAGATAAGAAAGGAGACCTTAAGGGTCTCTTTTTTTATGATAAATAACTTATATTTACTTAATTTTATGCCTGTAGAAAGGATTACTAAGGGGTTTAAGGACATTAGTATGTCTTTTGAGGTAAATCCTATTAATAACGACCTTATAGGCGTTAAAGATAACACTGCTATTGCACGTTCTATTAGGAATTTAGTGCTTACGGTACCTGGTGAACGCTTTTTTAATGAAGATCTAGGTTCTAGAGTAAGTGAAGTGCTCTTCGATAACTTGGATAACCTTTCTGCATCTGCTATTAGGGATGAAATTGAAGAAACCATCAGGAAGTATGAACCAAGAGTTGAATTACAACATGTAAGAGTGAAACCTAACTATGATAATCATGAATTTGATGTTACTATTGAGTATATAATAGTAGGAATTGATGCTTCACCACAACAATTAAACTTTGCACTACAGTCAACAAGATAAATGGCATTAGTAAAATTTACAGATTTAGATTTTGATCAGATAAAGTCTTCCCTTACTGATTATTTAAGGGAAAATTCTGAATTTACTGATTATGATTTTGAAGGATCTAATCTTTCTAACATAATTGATGTATTAGCATACAATACATACATCTCCTCATACAATGCTAACATGATTAGCAATGAGGTTTTTATAGATAGTGCTACTTTAAGAGAAAATGTAGTAGCATTAGCAAGAAATATTGGTTATACACCCAGATCAAGGACTGCTGCAAAGGCAATAATTTCATTTTTTGTAAATACAACTGGATTTACTACTAAACCTGTTACTCTAACCCTTAAAAAAGGCATTGTAACTACTTCTGCATCAGTATTTGGATCAGAAAGTTACTCTTTTTGTGTTCCGAGTGATGTAACAGTACCTGTAGTTGATGGAATTGCTACTTTTAACAATGTTACCATCTATGAAGGCACATTTTTAACCTCAAATTTCACTGTTTCAGCAGATAACCCAGCTCCTCCATCAAGATACATCCTTGAAAATGAAAATATTGACACTTCTACCCTTGAAGTAAGCATAAGAGACACTCAATCTAGCACTTCTTCTAAGAAATACGTATTTTCTGATACTTTAATAGAAGTGAATGATACTTCTAGGGTATATTTCCTTCAAGAAATTGATGATCAGAGATATGAGATGATTTTTGGTGATGGAGTCTTTGGAGAAAAGTTAAAAGCACTGAATTATATTGAAATTTCCTATATTACTAGTAGCGGAGCATCTGGAAATGGAGTTTCTTCCTTTAATTTCAATGGAAGAATTGTAGATAACAATAATAACCTTGTAAGTACAGGAATTTCTATACTTTCTACTGTAAGTGAGTCTGTAGGAGGTAAAGAAATTGAATCTATTGACTCAATTAAGCGTTTTGCACCTAAAATTTACTCTGCTTACAATAGAGCAGTAACAGCAGGTGATTATGAGGCACTAATTCCTAAAATTTATCCAGAAACTGAGTCGGTTTCAGCTTTTGGGGGTGAAGAATTGAATCCTCCAAAATATGGAAAAGTTTTTATCACTATAAAACCATTTTATGGTCCTTATGTGCCAGATTCCATCAAAAATAACCTTAATACCATGTTAAGGAAGTATTCTGTCGCTGGAATTGTTACTGAAATCTTAGATCTTAAGTATTTGTATGTTGAAACACATATTAATGCTTATTATAACCCTAATTTAGCTGCTAATTCAGATGCTGTAAAAGCTGTAGTGTCAAACAACATTACTAACTATGCAGATTCTGCAGAAATGAACAAATATGGAGCAAAATTCAAATATAGTAAATTCCAAGCAGTTGTAGATAATAGTAATGATTCTATAACTTCTAATATTACAAAGATAGAGATAAGGAGAAATCTAAAACCATTATTAAATCAAAATACAGAATATGAACTTTGTTTTGGTAACGCATTTTATATAAAGAATAATAATGGTTATAATATTAAATCATCAGGATTCAATATCTTTGCAGTATCTGATACTGTTTATTTGAGCGATTCTCCCAATGAAGATGGTAGAACAGGAACTTTATTCTTGTTTACTTTAGCATCTAGAAATAATCCTACTATTATTTCTATGAATGTAGGTAGTGTTGATTATCAAAGAGCAGAAATATTAATTAAACCTATTAATATTATTAATACATCTAAAAAAGTTCAAAATATTCCAATAATAGAAATTTCCGCTTGCCCAAGATCTAATGATGTAATTGGATTGCAAGATCTTTACTTGCAATTGGATATTAATAACAGCACCATTGATATGATTACTGATAACGTGAGTTCTGGAGAAAATACCTCAGGTACTCTTTATACAGCAACTTCTAGTTACATGGTTGGTGATATTGCTAGACTGACTGAAACTGAGAAGGCAAATACCACCCTTCTTTTCTCGGATACATATGTAGTAGGATCTTCTAATACACCACAGCCAGCACCTACTGGTGGTGCAGCCGCCTCCCCTCAATACTAATATCAATGCCAGAAAATACAAGGGTTAAGATTAGTTCAGTTGTTAAGAATCAACTGCCAGATTTCATTAAAGCGGATTTTCCTCTTGCTGGTGAATTTTTAGCACAATATTATACTTCTTTAGAGGGTCAGGGGTCTACATTAGATGTTTTACAGAATATTGACAAATATATTAAAATTGACGAAATAACAGATCTTATAGATTCTTCTACTCTTTCTGCTAACGTAGGAATTGCTGATAATACCATAACAGTTAACTCTACTACTGGATTTCCCGATTCTTATGGATTGCTTGAGATAGATTCTGAGATTATTACATATACTGGAATTACTACTAATTCTTTTACTGGATGTTCAAGGGGATTTAGTGGAATTACTTCTTATAGAAGTCCTAATGATACAGACGAGCTTATTTTCTCCAAATCTGGGATTTCTACTCATTCTTCTGGTACTGTAGTTAATAATTTAAGTATTAGATTCCTTAAGGAGTTTTTTAAGAAAGTAAAAACTCAAATTTCACCTGGATTTGAAGAAAGACAATTATCAGATGATATAGATGAAAGATTGTTTATCAAACAATCTAAAGATTTTTATTCTTCTAAGGGAACAGATCAATCTTTTGAAATTCTTTTTAGAGCACTATATGGAAAGGATGTAGAAGTAATTAAGCCACGTGATTTTCTCTTCATACCTTCAGATGCTGATTATAAGGTCTCTAAGCAAATAGTAGTAGAAGCATTGGAAGGAGATCCTAGCGATCTTATTAATAGAAACTTATTTCAAGATGATACTTATGGATTTGAAAAGGCTAATAGTGCTATTAGTGATGTAGAGAAAATAGTTAGAGGAAATAAATCTTATTATAGATTAAGTTTAGATTATGATCATAATTTAGATAGGATAAGTGGGAATTTTTCTATACATCCTAATACTAAATTAATTGATGGTGTTTCTATTGGTGCTACTGTTTTAACAGTAGATTCTACAGTTGGATTTGGAACTACTGGTACTTTAATAGCAAATTATGTAGATGGTACATTCAATTCAATAAAATATACTTCAAAATCTTTAACTCAGTTTTATGGATGTTCTGGAGTAGATAAGGTCATTTCTCCAGAGCAAGATTTAAGATTAGATTCGTTTGCTTATGGTTATTCTGGGGTAGGAACTGCTAACATAGTAAAAGTTAGAGTTACTGGAGTTTTATCTGATTTAATTCCAGAGTTTAATTCTTCATATTATAATGAAGAAGGAAGTATTATTGAACCTAAAGGTTTAGGATTAATTTCTAAAAATGAAGTAACAAAGAATTTATTCATTAATATTTCTACTACTTATAATGTAGAGTCTATTGAATTAATTGACTCTTCAAACTTTACTTATAAATTAAATCTTTTTGATAATCATACCTTTATTGCTGGTGATAATGCTCTTATTAATGATGTATCATGTTCTATTATATCTCTTGTTAGTTCTAAAGAAGTTTTAATTAAAGGATCTGGTGAATTAAATCCTAATATAAATTATAGAATTCAGAGATTATTATCTAAGGCTAATTTAAGTAATTATCCAGAAGCAAATATTTATACTACAAATATTCAAAATTCTTACTTAACACCAGGTATCG